TTATACATGTCCGGGATTTGCATCCAGGGCGGTATACGCAACGCTAACCAGCGTGTTTACCCTGTTAATGAGATTGGCAAGGCTGTCAAAACCCTTAATGATCAGATTCAAAACGGCTATTCAGTTCTCGGAGAAGTGGATCATCCAGATGATCTAAAAATTAACCTGGATCGTGTGTCACACATGATTACAAATATGTGGATGGACGGTCCTAATGGTTACGGGAAGTTGAAAATACTTCCAACACCTATGGGACAACTTATCAAGACAATGCTGGAAAGCGGTGTCAAGTTAGGTGTTTCAAGTCGCGGATCCGGAAACGTCAAAGATGACGGATCCGGTGAAGTATCAGATTTTGAGATTATCACAGTAGATATGGTAGCTCAACCTAGTGCCCCAGGAGCATACCCAACACCAATTTATGAACACTTGATGAATAATCGAGGTGGATTAAGTGCCTTGCGCATAGCGCAAGAGGTGAAAGGTGATCCTAAAGCACAGAAATATCTCAAAGAGAGCTTATTATCAATAATAAGCAAACTCCAATAACAAGGAGAATCATATGTTGGATGCACTAAAAAGTTTATTCGAAAACAATGTGATTTCTGAAGAGATTAGAGAATCAATTGAGAAAGCATTCGAAGCTCGTATCAACGAAGCTAAAGAAACTGCTACTCAACAACTACGCGAAGAATTTGCACAAAAATACGAACACGACAAGAACACAATGATTGAAGCTGTTGATCGCATGATCACTGATCAATTAAGTGCTGAAATTGTCGAGTTTGCTGATGATCGCAATCAATTAGCTGAGATGAAAGTCAAATATGCTAAAAAGATGCAACAAGATGCCGCTGTAATGAAGGAATTTGTTACACGTCAACTAGCTACTGAAGTTCGTGAACTCCACGAAGATCAAGTAGTAATGGCAAACAAGTTTGGTAAATTGGAACAATTTGTAGTTGAGGCTCTAGCCCAAGAAATTACAGAGTTTATGCAGGACAAACGTGATCTCGCTGAAACTAAGGTACGCCTAGTTCGTGAAGGTCGTCAAGAAATCAAGAAGGTAAAACAACAATTTGTACAACGTGCTGCCTCAATGGTTGAATCAGTAGTATCTCAGAACTTAACTTCTGAAATTACATCACTGAAAGAAGACATTGAAGCCGCTCGCCGCGCAGATTTTGGCCGCAAATTATTCGAAGCTTTTGCTCAAGAATATTCAAGCAGTTACCTAAATGAAAAATCGGAAACAGCAAAATTACTCAAAGTCATAGACTTGAAAGATTTAGCAATGAAAGAGGCAGCGCAAGCTGTTGTCAAAGCTGAACAAATACTAGAAAGTAAAGAAGTTGAAATCCGTACTCTTAAAGAGAGTCAAACAAGAAAAGAAATCATGGGCGAACTACTTGCTCCTCTAAACAAGGAACAACGTGAAATCATGAGTGAATTAATGGAGAGCGTGAAGACATCTAAGCTAAACGAAAGTTTTGAAAAGTATCTTCCATCAGTTATCAACGGTAACGGAAAAGCTCCGCAGAAGAAACAGGCACTAGTAGAGGCTAAAGAAATAACAGGAAATAAGATTTCCAACACCCCACGTGGTAGCGAGGACGACAGCAATATTATTAGCATTCGTAAACTCGCAGGACTAAAAATTTAAGGAGAATTTAAATGTCAGAACTACTAAACGGACGTTGGGCAGAAACTAAAGAAGCCCTATTAGAAGGCTTACAAGGCACAAAAAAATCAGTAATGGGCGTGACGCTTGAAAATACTCGTAAGTATTTGCAAGAATCTGCTACAGCTGGTGCCACTTCTGCCGGCAACGTTGCAACACTAAATCGCGTGATCCTTCCAGTGATCCGTCGCGTTATGCCAACCGTTATCGCTAACGAGTTGTTAGGCGTACAACCAATGACTGGTCCAGTTGGACAGATCCACACTTTACGTGTTCGCTACAGCGATACAAATACAGGTGCTGGTACAGTAGCTGGTGAAGAGGCATTGAGCCCATTCAAGATTGCAGAATCTTATTCTGGTAACCTTTCAGCCACAGCTAAGGCAGCTTCAACAGCTACTTTAGAAGGCCAACCTGGTAACAAATTAAGCATTCAAATCTTGAAACAAACAGTTGAAGCTAAGACACGTAAATTGTCAGCTCGCTGGACATTTGAAGCCGCTCAAGATGCTCAAGCTCAACAAGGTATTGATGTTGAAGCTGAGATCATGGCTGCTTTGGCTCAAGAAATTACAGCTGAAATCGACCAAGAAATCTTAGCTTCATTGCTATCATTGGCCGGTACAGCTACATACACTTATGACCAAGCGTCTGTAAGTGGTACAGCTACATTCGTTGGTGACGAGCATGCTGCCTTGGCAGTTATGATCAATCGCGTAAGCAACTTGATCGCTCAACGTACACGTCGTGGTGCTGGTAACTATGCAGTGGTTAGCCCATTTGCATTGACCATCCTACAAAGTGCTACAACATCAGCTTTTGCACGTACAACAGAAGGCACATTCGAAGCACCTACAAACACTAAGTTTGTTGGTACATTGAACAATGCAATGAAAGTTTATGTTAACAGCTATGCTAGTGACTCAACTGATATTCTTATCGGTTACAAAGGTTCAAGCGAATCTGATGCTCCTGCATTCTACTGCCCATACATCCCATTGATGTCAAGCGGTGTTGTATTGGATCCATCAACATTTGAACCAGTAGTATCATTCATGACACGTTATGGCTACGTAGAACTAAGCAATACTGCTTCTTCTCTAGGTAACGCCGCTGACTACTTAGGTCGTGTTGCTATTACTTCAGCTAACGTTAAGTTCCAGTAATTTAACCTTAGAGGTATTAAAACAAAAGGCTTCTTCGGAAGCCTTTTTGTTTGGGTAAATATTGTATGATAACTACAACTACTTTTTTAATTCCTAGGATAGTTACTGAAGTAACAGACGACAACGGTATCGCTTGGTCTAATACATTAGGCAGTGTTGGTCGTGATCCAGCAAGTTTGCAATACGCTGTTACAAGTAAAGAATTACATACTATATCAGGATTATGGCAAGAACGGTATGCCAGTAAAACAAATCAATTATGGTTTACTAATTTTCCTATTCCTTACACGCAGGTAGGATATAAAGCAACATTTACACAGGACGTTTTTGGTAATACAACAACTGGTGCAATATCAGATTCAACATATCTCGATTTAGGATCTAACAGTGCAATGATATCATTGTTCAATCCTAGCACGTATTACGGAAATAGATATTATACGTTATATAATCCGTTAACTGTAACTTATGCAGACGGATCACAACAGACTATTACCTATGTTAGGTGTACCAATGCTACTAGCACCGGAGTTGCAATAGGATTAGAATCAACCGCAGGTCACAACTTTCCGATAACAATACAAACTTCAAATTATGACCCAGTAAGTCCTTTATTATTAGGAATCGAAGTGCAATTTACTTCTATTAGAAGCAATAGGGTACAAGATTATCTTGTACAGCTAGTGCTAAATGGCGCATTAGTTGGGGATAATATAGCGGATCCTAGTACTGATAATGTTAAAACATATGGTAGCTCAACTAATTTGTGGAATAGCAATATTACTATCAACGATATAACTAAAATATCATTTGGTGTTGCTATTGCATTTCGTAGCAATGTTACTATACCACATAAAGACCTGGGATATTTAGGTCAAGTTGCTATGCGCATCACTTACGGCTAAATACTTAGTACGATCCACATGGGGTGGATTTTATGCGGAAATCCAACCGCGTACAGCCTAGAACGCTGTTATTTCTTAAGGAGAAAATAAAATGGGACGTCCTTTACATAAAAAATATTTTGGTAATCGCAACATTGGTTCATCAAGTGTAACAACTGATGACGGCATTGGCGGTTTCCGTATCGGTAGTATTACACTAGGTGCCGCTAACAACTCATCAGGTTATACAGCAGGTGCTTCACAGATCAGCATTGGTGCTCCGTCAGAGCCAGGTGGCGTTACAGCAACAGGTAGTTTAGTAGTAGGTCCAACAGGTGCATTGTTAACTATTGCGGCTGGTACTTCTGGTACTAACGTGACAACATTTACCGGTTCTGGTACTTTTGCTGGCGTTGCAGGTACAACATACACTGTAACACAAAAATCTACAAACGGTTCTGGTTCAGGTGCTACTTTTACAGTTACAGTATCTAGCGGAACAAGCTATGCGGCCAACACAACAATCACAGCAACCGTAAAAGGTACTGGTTATGTATCTGGTAATACTGTTACTATTGGCGGTGAATTCCTAGGCGGAGTTGCTACAACTAACGATCTTGTAATTACCTTAGGTGGTTCAGTTGCGGCAGCAGGTACAATCACTGGAATTACAATTACTGAACAAGGTTCTGGTTATACAGCAGTTCCAACAGTAACATTGTCAACAGGTACACAAGGTACATTGACAGTTACAGCAGTTGCGGCAGCTGACACTGGTGCAGTTGGTTCAGCAACTAATCAAGAAAACGCAATAGTTATGACAGCGTTCTTAACTGGTGGTTCAGCTGTAACAGTTGATATTATCAAACAAGTTTCAACACGTCGTTACAAAGTTACAGACGGTACACGTACTGGTATTGTAACATTAAAATCTTCAGTTGCGACAGCGGCTGGCGAATGTAGCATTAAAGCTACTGATGCTAGTGCTGGCACGTATTTTGTTACTAAGTTGACAAAGAATACTGCTACATTGACACGCGGTACTGGAACAGTTTATACTGATGGAGCTCAAACTCCATGGACATTCGGTACAGCGACAGCAACAACTTGTCAAATAGAAAACGCTTAATAACTAACAGGGGAGCGCAAGCTCCCCATTTAGGATGATCGATGTCAAAAATACTTAAGGTAAGTCAAAGCAATTATAGACTCCAGACACAGTCTGGGGGTACTATAACTTTGGATACAGGCACAGCAACAGGCACAGTTGTAGTCACAGGTAACCTTGATGTTAAAGGCACAACTACTACAGTAGAAAGTTCCAATACTACAGTTGCAGATAATATTTTACAATTAAACTACGGCCAAAGCGGTAATGGAATTAGTAGTGCATTAAGTTATCAATCAGGTATTGAGATTGTTCGAGGAAATTATAGCAATGCTCAAATACTATTTAATGAACAATTAACTTATTATAGTTCAGTTACTAGTAGCAATGCATCCGGCACATTTGTATTAAAGACAGTAGACGGTACAATAAAAGGATTGAGAGTAGCAACTATAGGCAATGATGGTAATACTGATTTTGTAATTGATATGCAAAGCGGCACAAAGGCTATCTTAGTTGGAAACAGTCCAAACTATGACACATATGTTAACAATGATAATCATCTTGTAACTAAAAAATGGACATCGACATATGTAGTAGCATCGGGTGGTATGGCCACTGTGGATAAGATTTACTATGCAACTGGTGGATACACTTCAAGTACAGCACCGTCGTTGGTACAAGCTAACCCAACTACTATAACATTTTTAATTAATCAGGTTAATAAAGCTACTATTAGTTCTAGTGGAGTTTCAGTTAATAACGTTAATATTAACACTGATACAATTACAAATACAAGTTCAAATAATTTAACATTAACAGCAACTTCAAATAACGTTGAAGTAAATGCTGTATTAAATTTAGATGATCAGGGATCATCACCAAGCAGTACTGGTGGAAAAACTAAAATTTATTCTAGCGCAACAGCTGGCCCAGGACGCACAGGTTTATATATTACAAACGTAAATACTTCAGATGAATTGATCAGCAGAAGTCGAGCAGTTCTTTTAAGTATTTTATTATAAGGATTTTAACATGGCAATAGCAAATGCAGTAGTTCCAAGTTCAAATGGTACGCTTTATACCAGCAGTATCTCTGGCACACAATTAGGAAATGCTATCACAGCAATAATGATTTGCAACACAGGCGGTAGTAGTGCTAACTTAACTTTGTATGCTGTGCCTAACGGTGCAAGTGCTAATACTGGCACTATGATACTAAATGCATTACCGATTCCATCTGGTGAAACTGTAAGTTTAGATCAAGAAAAATTAGTGCTAGGTAGTAATGATACGATCCAAGGATTTAGTAGCGTAGCAACCACATTAACATTTACTATTAGCACAATACCAGTATAATGAGATACTTAAAACGTCAAACATTAGATCGCAGATCAGCAAATAATACAACATTGTATTCGGATGCCGCACGAGCTAACGTATACATAGCACCATCAGGTGCAGGTAGTGTAGTTATTCCTACAGGAACCACAGCACAACGCCCAGCTAGTCCGGTTAATGGAATGATGCGTTACAACACAGATGTAAGCACCGGTGGACAGGTCGAAGTGTATCAAAGCGGCACTTGGCGCAGTCTACGATTTAAAGAAGCTGGACAAATTACTCAACAAAATTTAGGTGCTGGTGACGGTACAACAACATATTTTGGTCCGTTGAATCCTCAACCTCCTTCAGTTGTAGCCAGTAATGCTACCTGGGGCGCTCAAAACTTATTGGTTATTGTTGAAAACGTTATTCAAGTTTCTAGTATTAATTACACAGTTACTAATAATCCAACAGTTGCCGCACAAACATATACACCAACATTGAGTTTAGCCGCTACTGTCGGTTCAACAACACTATATTTTAACAGTGCAGTACAAGTTACTGGAGCCAGTGGCAACGGTACTACTGCTACTTTGACTTTTGCGACACAGACGCAAGTACCGTTTGCTATTGGTGCAAGTATTACAGTTACCGGTATAGTTCCGTTAGCATATAACGGCACTTTTACAGTTACTGCCAGTACAACAGGTAGCGTAAGTTATCTAAGTTCGGCTAATACAACTTATCAAAATAGCGGAGAAATTGTAGCAAGTACATCAGTTTATCCAGCAGTTAGTCTGTTAGGAGGTACTGTTACTGGTACAAACATGGCGGCTTCTACGACATTAAGCACAGTAGTTATTACTGGTACTGGCGGCCAGTTTAGTTGTGCAAGTACTACTCTTGCAGTTAACCAAGCTGTTACAATCAGCGGTACTTATGGCGGTGGCGGAAGTATTACAGGTTATTCAAATCCTAAAACTTATTATATTATTGCCACAAACGGAACTACAACATTTACTTTATCTGCTACACCGGGCGGAACAGCTTTAACAACTACTGCTGGAACACCAACTGGTTTAACTTATACTTTACCAGTAAGCGTTTTAAGCTATGTAATTGATTCAGCAACAGATGCATTAAAGAGCATTACAATTAGTAAAGCAACAATTACCTCTACTATTGCGGTAAACACAACAATTACAGTAGCTGAACCGAGTTTAGCCGGTAGTGGATATTTCTTAAACTTTAGTAGTCCAGTACCATACGGAAAAGTAGTTATAGCATTGATCGGTTTTGACGGATCAATCAGCTAAGGAGTAGGCTATGAGCCAACTAGGTCGTATTTCAGGACCATTACTAACGCAAAACTTATTGCGTAACGGCACTGATCTTGCTTTTGAAACTAGTCTTCTTTATCTTAATGTAGGTAGCAAGTACCTTGGTATTAATACTAACGGTCCTAGCAGTGATTTAACAATAGGTACTGTAAAAAATGACGGTACCCTAACCAATAGCAAAATCGGCACAGTTAATCTACGAGTAGATACAACTGCTAGTATTGGTAATTTTACTATAGGTACAAGTACTATTCAGCATTTGACTAATAGTATTAATATCAATCCGGCAAGTTCTGGAACTACTGTAACTCCTGGCCTTAGCACTAGCAATTTATACTTATATGGCAATGCATTTAGTAATACAGTAACTAACGACAGTATAAACATTAGTCCTAATGGTACTGGACAAACAACTTTTAGCAACATTGCCGGATCTGTAGATGTTACTGTTAATGCAGGATTACATGCAACTGGTGATATTACTTGGGACGGTAATATTACCTTAGGTAATGCCGCTACGGATACTATTACTTTTGCCGCAGAAGTTAATAGTGATATTTTACCTCAAGTTTTAGTTAGTTTAATAACTCCTGTTTCTCAACAAGTACTAAGTGAAGCAGTCGATACACTAATAACTGAAGATTCACAAAATTTATTTACGGATCCTGCCGCTCCTTATTATGCTACAACTTATTTGTATGATTTAGGTTCCACTAGTTTGCAATGGGCCAATATATATTCTAATACTATAACAACGGTAGACAACAGTGTTATTGGAACTATCACTGCTACTACTAGTAATATAGGAAATTTTGTATTATCATCTAATAATATTTCAAATTCAGTTGCTGATAGTGATTTTACTTTATTTGGAACAGGACAAGTTAAATTTAATAATTGGCCATACATACAAGGAAATAAGATTGTAAATCCTACCCAGCTTGCTTTTAATCTGGCATCAACTAGTAATGGTTATGTTAAAATTAATTCTAAAACAGCTTTTGTATTACCGGTTGGAACTACATCTACTGGGGCGACTCGCCGTCCGGTAAATCCAGAATCTGGCACAACTCGATGGAATACTGACCTACAGTATATTGAAATTTTTAATGGTACTGATTGGATTCCGGTATATGGTAATGCTACAAATGCGACAGTAACTAATGCTGAAGATTTTTCAACGCTTTATACTATCGTCTTTGGCTACTAAAAACCCAAACAGCTAAATACTATTACTGTAGGATTTGACCAGTTTCCTACGATACTAAACGGTGGTAAACCCGCCAAGAGCCCTTAGGGATGAGGACGATAGGTAACGCTAGACTCCAAATGTGGTTAACCGTGTAACACGGGGTATAAGGAGAGCGCATGGCTGTTGGTCGTATTTCAGGTCCGCTCTTAAAGGATAATTTACTCCGTAATGGTGTAAACTTAGCCTTCGAGACGAACCTACTCTATATAGATGTTGTTAATAGCCGCGTTGGTGTTAAGACAGCGTCGCCTCAATACGATCTCGATGTTAACGGTACTACACGTTCGACTTTATTATACACAAGCACCCAAGCCGATATAGCTACATTTACCATAACCGGTAATACAATTAGTAGTAGCAATAATATAATTAATCTAACTCCAAACGGAGTTAATCCTACAGTATTTTCTGGAACAATTAAGGTTGGTAATTTAAGCCTAACTGGAAATACTCTTAGCTCAACAGATACAAACGGCAACATTAATATTGCAGCCAACGGTACAGGTGCTATTAATTTAAATTCAAATGTACTAGTTACAGGTAACTTACATGCCACTGGAAATATTACCGCTGATGGTAATATTCAGTTAGGTGATAATCTTAGTACCGACACTGTTAGCTTTACTGGTGAAGTTAACAGTAATATTCTTCCAAGTGCTAATAACACATATAACTTAGGTTCAATTTCGTTACAGTGGAATAATATTTGGGCACAAACAGCTAATGTTTCTAACTTTAATGTAACTAATTTTACTGCTAGCAGTTTAACAACTAGCGGATCACCTAGTTTAACTATTTCCGGAAACACTATTAGTGCTAACGGAACTAATACTAATATTAATTTTAATACACCAGGAACTGGAGGTATTAAATTAGGTAATTTTAAATTTTATCAAAATACAATTACAAATACTGTAGCAGATAGTGTTACGCAATTTACACAACCGACCTACGGATTTTCAGGATATATTGCACCTGCGGGAACATCTGCTACATTAGTAACTGGTTCAATTACAGGAACTACATTAACATTTGTATCAAGTAGCGGTGCTACTGTACAAGTAGGCCAACTATTAAGCGGTGGAACAGTGGCGGCTGGAACATATATAGTTTCCGGATCCGGCACAACATGGACTGTAAGTATTAGCCAGTCTGCAACTTGTACCACTGCTACTTCAATAATTTTAACAGTAACAGCTTCATCGGTTGGAACATTAGTTGCTGGAGTATATATCACTACAGGTGCTACAGTTAACACACTTATTACCGCAACATCAACAGAAAACTCTAATTTAACAGGAGCTGGTGCATTAGGTACATATCTTGTTAGTATAAGTCAAACAGTCGGCAGCAGTGGTTCTCCTACACCGATGACAGGAACTGGATCTGGATATATAAAAATTCCAGGATCCTATGGTTTAGTTATTCCTACAGGCGATGGAAATAATCGTCCAGCATTAGCCTACACTGAAACTGGTATGGTAAGATTTAATACAGATCAACAGTTTGTAGAAGTTTATAATGGAACAGCATGGATAAGTGTTGCTGGAGCAAGTAGCGGTATTAGTATAACACAAGCTAGCGATATCGCCTTAGG